TATAAATTTCCTCTCGTTAAATAAATTGATTAATATTTTTGTGCTTATAATTTTTCAAAAATTGCTATCGCTCTAACCATCCCCTTTGCTTAGCTTGGTAAAATATCCATCCATGTTTATAACCCTTAGCTTTCGCATAGAGTGATAATTCATGCATACTGGTTAGTTCACTAACCTTTTTTCTTGCAATTAAATCGATATGAAAATCTTGTGCTTTAATTGCACTTAGTTCTTGATCTTTTTTCTGCTTTATCCTGCGAATCTCTGCAGAAAAGTCATGACCACATAAAGGACAAGTAACATTTTCCGCTTCAATTACTGCAAAACATTCAGGACAAGTTTTAATTGCTGGTCCGTCAGTAGTGCTCCCCTCTCTGCGTGGATGCTTAGCGCGGTCTTCAAGTGACCAGTGATAGTCAGTATCAGGTAAGCCAAATTTTTCAAAATTGCCAACCTGATCAATAATTACAGCGTGTTTATCAGGTTGATACCTCATTGCTCTCATAGATTGTTGCAAGTAGATAACTAAGCTTTCTGTTGGTCTGAGCAATACCACACATGAGCAGTCGGGTACATCTATACCTTCACCATATAATTCAACATTGCATAAGATTTTGATTTTGCCTTTCTTAAAGTCAGCCATTATCTTGTCACGTTTACTTTCAGGAGTTTTAGCATCTGCATGAACTGCATTAATTCCAGCGTCTCTGAAAGCTTGAGCGACTTCCTTACTGAAACTGATTGAGTGACAGTAAACGATTGTTTTACGGTCTTTAGCAAACTTAAGCCAAGATTTAACAATACTGCCATGAATGATAGAGTGCGTATAATCGTCCATAGATCGTTTTGTGTAGTCACCAGTAGAGCCATGCCTTAACATATTTTTATCGCCTAATTGGTAGCCATAGACAGTAAATGGAGCAAGTTTATGATGCTCAATTAACCACTTGGTAGTTGGGCCTTGCACCATTGCTGAATAAATGTCTTTAAAGCCTTTACCAGACAGCCGCCACGGACTTCCAGTAAAGCCTAATCTCGGCACGTCAGAATAATAATTAAAGATTTTGCGATAAGTCATAGCACGTGAGTGTTGGGACTCGTCTACGATGATTAAATTCGGTTTGGGAAGTATTTCTAATCTGTTAGCTACTTTGCCAACTGTCATAATTGTGCAGTAATTTAAATCAACACCTTGCTCGATAAATGATTCTTTAATCTGTTTAACTAGTTCTTGCCGGTGTACGAAGAACAGAACTCTATTTTTCTTGAGTGCTGTTAAACGTGCAATTTCTGCAATTACAACAGATTTCCCACTGCCAGGTGCGCTCACAATAAGTACACCCTTATTTCCACTAGAGAGAGCCTGACGAGTTTCAGCAACTAATTTCTGTTGATAGTCATAAAGTCTATACATCGCTCATCCTAAACTTTGAATAGGTCTTCGACTTTGCAAGATTTTCGATCATTTAAGCGATTTTTAGCGTATGTATCAATAGAAGTCTCTAGGATGCATCCCCTATTACCTGTCTTAGGATTCCTCACAAGTCGTGCAATTACATCTACTTGTCCCATTATGAAATCTCTTGGATTAGGTCTGATATCTGGACCAAATTGCATGAATTCTTGACCACTTGGATCAGTTATCTTAGTTTGTGTTTCCCATGCGGTAACTAAGATATTGATATTCCATTTAAAGACATAAGCAATGAATCTAGTTAGATAAGTAGTCCACTCGTTGTAGTCAGACATTTTATTATCTAAGCCAGTCCTAGTTTCTTTGGCTTTTTCGATGAAAAACAATTTTTGCAAGTTGCTTAAATTATCAATTACCAAATTATCGTATTTGCTTGGGTCAAATGATTCTACAAAAGCGTTTAGATCTTCAATGGGCTTCTGTGGATCAATTACCCAGATATCATTTTTTCCTTGCCAAAATGGGATTCGATGAAAACTATCATCTAAACTGAGCAAATATGTTTTGCCTTTTAAATATTGACTAGTTGTGGTCTTTCCCATTCCAGAAATTCCATATATTAACCAGCGGTATTTAGTTCCTTTATTTTTATTCCAATCAAAAGCTGGCATTATTCCTCACCTGCATCTCTAATTAGCCGTCTTACTCCCTCTAAACTGTGGAGGACATTACTAGTAATTTCTTTGCTGTAGCATTCGATCATGGCATTTGTAAATTCATCAAATTCAGGAGTGTTCTTTAGTTTTTGATAAGCCATTCTCGCACGTTCATCTTCAGGAGCTTGACTCCATTTGCTGTTAAATTTTAAAATTGCCTCATTTTGAATTGCATTTTTTAAGAAGTCTTCAGTCATTGTTATCACACTTTCTGTTTAAGCCTTAATAGTTCGTTGGTCTTTTCATTGCTTCATAGCGGACTTTTTCAATTGCATCATCATAAATAGTCCTAATAACTGTGCTAAATGTTTCACCTGCGGTGGCTTTGTATGAACTTGGCATTTCTGGTTTATTTTTCTGTAGCCAATGAATGCCTGCATTGTATGTACCCTTTTTCAAAGCTTCATAGAATAACCAATTAGTCCAATCACCTATTTGTTGTTCTGTATCAGCTCGCCAATTTTGAAAATCATTCATTATTTTTTATCCTCTTTCCTTAATTACCCATGTATTGAGCGTCAAACCAATCTACTGCCAGTTGCTGCCAATAATCTTCACCATATGGATCACTAGCATTAGCGAAGAAATCGCCTAGCATATCAGTTACTCCATCAGCACCAATTAAATCAGCGAATTTAGCTAAACTATTAGTTGCAACTAATTGGTCAATAATAAAACATTGTGCAGTATCATAATCACAATTTTTGTCACCAAAAGTAACTAGATTGCCGTTTACATCAAAAGCAGTCCAAAGGTCATAACCCTGATATTCTTTTCTTTCATTTATTTGGTCTTGATATCTGGCTTCTTTCAACATTTCTTTTCCTGATTTTGCTTCCATTTTGTTACCTCACTATTAAATTAGAAATAAAAATACATATTTGGATTAATACAACGGAAATTCCACCGCTAATTAATCCCCACTTCATTAAGCTGGCAAAAGCATCTGCAATATCAGATAGCCATTGATTAAACTTTTGCATTCCAATCAATCTCCTTTCTTACTTACAAAGCTAAAAAATAATATAATCGATAGGTATTTTGAAAATTTTTTTGATCCTGCCCAAGTACTTGGTGTTTGGCTTGTTCCTACCTGACTCCCACTTATAGAGTGTCGATTCAGCAACACCTAGACGCTTAGCAGCTTCTTTTTGACTAAGACCACTGTTAACTCTTGCAGCCTTTAAAGTTACTTTCATCTAATCACCTCTCTTTCAAGTTCATAATTATAGTAACACGGTTAAGTCACGATTTCAATACTTTTTTACTTTTTTTATTAAAAAATGCATTAAAGCATTATCGTACAATATGATTAAATATAGAAGTGAGATAAGATTATAGATAATAAGCAAGTTAACATGACCTACCAACCATAAGCGCAAAAAGAGCCACCCCAGGGATATTTCCCAAGAGTGGCTCTTCTTTTGTCTAATTAAGCTTTTTTAGCTTTTTTGTTAGCGATTAGGTGCCATACAAAGAAACCAACACCGATAATAAATGCTAACCAACCCCAAATCTGTAAGTCACTGTAGTCATGTGCATTAGTAATTGCAAAAATCCAAGTAATCAACATCATAATTAATCCGGCAATATCACCACCAAGTTTGGGACTTTTTCTAGTAGCAATGTAAACAATACCAGTTACTAAGAAAAGAATTGCGGTAATCATACCAGCACTACCACCAGCATCATTAGAATTTTCCATTGCATGGCCAATTCCAACAGCCATTGATTGGAAAGCAATAAATACCGCAATAACAATTTGTAAAATACCTACGACTAATTTTGTAACTTTCATTTTGTTACGACCTTTCAAATAATCATATTTTTATCTTAGGTTTAACGTCACTGACCACTGTGGACGATTAAGTATAATATCTAACTTCTAGTCTTTCTGTGGGTGTAGTTACAACTACGCCTATATAATCTTGCCCTAAAATATTAGTTGTTATCTTCTCTTTCAATTAGTGGCAAAATACCGTGTTTTTTAAGCAATTCATACAGTCCTAGACGGCCTTTCTGCGTCCACTTAGTGTGCAATACCACTTTTTGGTTTCCGTCTGGCTTACGAACCATAAATGTCTCTGATTGTGTCCAACCTGTATTTTGGTATTTACTATATAGTAGCCAAGTGCCGTCTTGCTTAAAAATAACCTTTAGATCATGCAATTTACGGTTCATTTCTTGTCCGCTCATTCCATAGTCTTTTGCAATTTGTGTGATTGTAACTAGCTTTTTGTTTTGTAGCACAATGTCGCAATATTTTGCTTTAGGCTCATATTCAACCACCTTTTTTTCAGCGATTAGGCGACCCTCTCGTTCACTTTTGAGTTCCTTTGCCAGTTTAATAATTGTATCTGGATTAAGTAGGACTTCTTCAATCTTTTCTGGCGTCATGTAAGCGCCATGTTTACGAATAGCTGGTAAAACTTCAGATGTTACCCAATCTTGAAATCTTTCAGCAACTGGATTATTTGCTTTGATTGCAAGCTTATAAAATTGTGGTTCAGTGATGAAATCGCCTTTCTCCACTTGTGGAGAATTTTCTCCTTTCCGCACATGTGCGGAAACATTATTTAAGTAGTTATTGACCCTTTTCCATTGCACATAAGTCTTGCTATTCTTGACTTGACTAATACCTAACCCAATTGCAGCTTGTTCTGCATTGAAATAAACTTTTCCGTCAATTTCCTTAACTGCTAAATTTTGTCCTTCAAAATTGAAAATTTGTAAATTGTTGTTCATTTTTATTTCTCTTTCTGTGTTTTAAGCTAATTTACTTTCTATTAAGTGATTGTTCTAGATCTTTCAGAACTTTTGACCATTTCGACCGACCATCCTCAGACAGTGATCCGTCTACTAGGGCTTTCTTAATTGCACTTATAAGAGGCTTTGCCTCGATATAACAGTCTTCTGGGTCGTCAGCATCCTTAAAGTTGCTGGATATCTTGGTCTTTCTGCTGCTCTGGTGTGAGCTTAGGTACTTTTTCAACATCTACAAGGTGGTTCTCTATGGCAAATTCGGTTGGGTGGCCGTCTTCATCTATCATATTGTTTTCAACCAGCAGCAAATATACTTCTTGCTTTGTTACGCTTGGCTTAAGTTGCTTCATGAATTCATAGCTCTGTTCTACTAGAGTTGGATATTGAATATTAAAGTCCATTTTTGTTTTCCCTCTTTCTATTGATTATTACGATATGCGGTTGCACTTGCAAAAAATATATATTCTACTGATTTTCCATAAAAGTTGGCTACTTTGATCTTGGTTGCATCGCTTCCTAACCTAGTTCCTTGTTCTAAGGAAGACAACATCGATTGGCTAATACCAATTTTTTCAGCTGCTTCTTCCTGTTTTAATCCACGATCAATGCGTAGTTTAATTAATGTTTTGTTCATCGTCGTTCACCTCTTTTTCATATCTTATGCTTATATCTTATATCGCATTTTATAATATGTCAATGCTATTTGTAATATTTATTTATTTATTTTTAGTCACCCTAATTTGTGTCCAGTTGTAGAACAAGTCCCCTGAACATTGATGACTGTTTGGTTTGGATTGCCTCTTGTAATACCGTCACGAATCGTTACGGTATTCTTATCTTTGTAGTCACCGTCTTTCCATAATTTAGATAATCCCATTTTAGGACTATCTTTATATGTCAGCTTGTAAAATTGTGGCTCCGTGATATAATCGCCTTTTCTCACAGCGCCACTTTTGGCGCTAAAGTATCTATTAACTCGTTCCCATGCTGCTGTTCTAAGCTTGTCAGGGTCAGCACTGTAATCCTTAAGTGTAGTATATGGAATATTTGTTTGTTTAGCTCTTCTTTTCTGCTTTAAATAATTCAGCCACTGCTAACGGATCACTTAATATTATCTCTTTCATTCTTTGGATAACTGCAACATCTTGGTTTTTATTTATTGCTTCAATTGACCAATTTTTAAACATTTTTGCAAGTTTTTTAGGATATTCTTTCATGTCCTCCTGAGTCATTACTTTTTCAATACTAGCAATATCATATGCTTGCCCTAATCGATTAATATTTTCCCAACTTGCTCTATCGAGTTTACTCAAATCTTGTC